TCGGTCTTGGCTTGCGAACCAGCGCTAGAACCAAAATAGTACGCAATGATGCCAGTCCATGCGGTACCGAGGGAGCCCAGCATCATGGTCAGGACTGTGTTATCGGCGGTGCTGACTTTGCCAAACAGCATCCCGCCAAGAATGCCGAAGAACCCAAAGGTGACAATTGCAGCCAGCACGGGGGGCACGATGGAGCGGGTCGTAGCCTGCATCTCACGAGCGCTTTTACGGTCTTCCACTTCCAGCTTGGCAAAATTTAATCCAAGCTCTTGCGCTTGTTTTTGTAGTTCAAGCTCCGCCAGCTTTACCCCGGCAACTTGCTCAGGCGTCATTTTGTTGCTGGAGATCATGTCCTGAACTTGATCGGGTTCGACGCCAACAGCTTTTGATATAGCCGAGACTGCCATCCCTGCCAACGGTCCGCCAAGCGCCGAGGCAATAGTAGGTGCGAGTTGTTTTAGCCAGTCCATTACTGCTTGCTCCTTGATAACATAGTTGCTGCGATTTGCAAGAGAACCCGGTACGAATCTACATCCGGTGGTTCTTCTTTCCAACCTACCGTGATCTGACCAATAAATTTGCCCTGCTCTGGGGGCACACTAATCCGACATCCATACGTGACGCCCTTCTGGATATACCACAATCCAATTTCAGACTGAGCGGTTTTGTACGCACCGCAGGGTATCTCGCTTGCCATCAACGCCACCACATCCCGGTTATTAGCTGCATTGGGAGTGAACAAACCAACATCCAGTCCCTCGTGCGTTTTATCTCTGCCTTCCTTGGTGTAGGCCCGGTACAGGACTCGGGTGCCAAACATTGGGTTGACCTTGAATATAGCTACAACCGTAGCGTCTGTGTTTTTAAACAAATGCGCTGCTACATCTTCAACCCGGTCTTCAGCAATCGTCGGTAACTTCTTTTGCTCTTTGTATGCACCGATTAGAAAGGCTTGGTTCTGCCAGACAAAATATCCTGCAAACGTGAAGATCGCCATCAGCAAAATGGCAAACAATTTAAACGGAGAGTCAACGTAACCAAGAATCTTCTCGATCAGGCTGTTGGGGTTAACCTTCTCCTCGCTCACGAAACTGCCTGTTTGATGATGAATATCACGACAATACCAATAGTAACGATACAAATAGCACCGCCAACAACCTGCGCCATCAGAAGCCTTTGGGCGGACACCTTCTTGCGTTCAATTTCTGCAACCCGCTCAGCCCGCTCTCGGGCTTGTTTAATCTTCATGCGCTCTTTGAGCATCATCTCCCAGAGTTCCGGATAGCCGCCGTAGACCAACTGATGCTTTAATTCTTCTTCAGATTCGCGCAGTTGGTTGGCCTGCATGACTATTTCCATAGCCCTTCCGGTATCTGATTTACCGGATTTGCCCGCATCGTTAGCGGCCTTTTGGACTGCATCACGCGCATCAAAGAACTTACCAAACTCACCGACAAGGCCGTTAATGTCCTTGCCTAGCTTGATAGCCTTTTGAATGCCAAGCACCGCAGCTTGTGCAGCAGCAAATGCGGTTATGGGGTCCATACATTTTAAGCCGTATAAGTAAAAGTTCCGCTTGAAGTAAACGTGTGATACACGCGGCCTCCAGAGGTGGTGATTGTGCCGCCAGTACCCCAGATAGTTGTACCGGGATAACTGACGATGACCACGCCAGAACCGCCACCGTTTGTACCGCCGTTGGTAGAGTTACCGCCAGCACCGCCACCTAGCCCATTTACACCGTCTGTTGAATACGGAGCTTGAAAACGACGCCCACCTTGGCCCCCTCCGCCTAGTCCACCAGAACTAGGTCCACTAGAGGAATTACCCCCACCACCGCCGCCACCGTAATATGTCGAGTTAATTGACCACAAATAGCCTCGACCGCCCGTACTTCCATTACCTTGGCCCGCTTGAGCAGCGCCGCCGCCAGCCCCAGAAAACCAATCGCCAGCGCCGTCGCTCCCCGAAAATGGGCCCCCAGTATTTCCAGAACCAGAATTACCACCGTCTGCGCCAGCCAGATACCAAGTCCCCCCCGTGCCTCCGGAAGCGGACAAACTAACGCTAGTTCCAGATATAGAACTTGTTCCACCTGTAAGGCCATTGTTGTTATAGGCTACCGTTGCGGCACCTGCTCCAACTGTAATGGAATAACCTCCAACTACGCTGGCAGTACCAATAGATACTCCACCACCACCACCAGCACCACCCACGTTATTACCCGCGCTGCCACCTCCACCCACCACAAGAATGCTTGACTCCAAGTAAGGAGGACGGTTGCGTTTTCCGTAGAACTCCTGCATGGAAATAGCGCCGGTTGAGAACGAGCCGGATGCATTTGCATCTGTCCACCACAAAACGCCTTTGTAGGCGTTCAGGTTGTTGCCAAGGCCAAACTGTGCATTTATAGCGCTAATTGAAATTGGGCCGGAAGTAGGCAAAGTCATTGTGGCTCCTTACGGCGTTCCGTAGGCGGTGACGTTGCTGGTAGCAATTGTGTTGCCCGAAGAATCAATCGAGAACTTGGCTACACCGCTGTAGCTAAACACAAGTTTTCCGGCGGATTCTGTAATAGTCCAGTTAGTGGTGGTTATAGTCCCAGCGCCAATCGCCACATTGTCCGTGCTCAAAGTGTTTGTGTTGGCGTTATATGCCAAACCGCTATCAATAAACGGTAGTTGGTTGCCCGTAGCTTGCGCACCCACCAGCACCAGCGAAGTCGTAGTGTCCGAACTTGTCGTCGCGCTAATGTTGATGTTGGTGGCGTTGGTGGCATTGGTTGCTGTGCCAGTCACGTTGCCGGTCACGTTGCCAGTTAAGTTGCCAACCACATCGCCAACCACGTTGCCTACCAACAAGGTATTTTGAAAGGCAAAGTTGGTGCCCTCAGACCAGACCGTCATAGTCTTGCCCGCAGGAATGGCTACCCCAGCACCAGCAGCCGTCGTGTTACCAATCACCGTGGAGTTGTAAAGTGTGGCAACGTAGGCGCTGGCGTTATAGATGATGTACGTCTTTTCAACCGGCGGAGCGTAGACCGCAAAGTTAGCGCTGGTAGTAGTTGTCAGGGCGATGGTTTGTTGGCGTGCTTCATCCGCCGCGCCGTTCAGGGCGGTGAAAGCTTGGTTTGCCGAGATCACCGAAACGGAGGTGTAACCGCAGATACCCGACTCCAGCAGCGTCCCAAGGTTTATGTTGGTCGTGTTACCCCACGTACCGGCTTGATCGCCCGTCGTGATCAGTTCGATCCGCAGGCTGGGGGAATAGGTGCTCATTGATGTTCCTTATTGGGAATTATTGATATTTTGCCACCCGGGGGTCTGGCTGTCATCTATGCCGGACCAGCCGGGGGTCTGACTGGTGGCGATGGTTGTCCACCCGGTACCCTGCGTGTTGCTGAGGACCGCCCAGCCGGGAGTCTGTGTATCGGTGATGTTGACCCAGTCAGGGTTCTGGGTGCTGATGATCTTGATCCAGCCGCCCACGCCAAAGCTGTCGGCCAAGACCGAGTTTTCGGCCACTGCCACATTGAACCCAGCCGCAACCGTTTGAATGGAGGCGCTGTTTAAATTCTCAAAGACGGAGACCGTGAAGACCAGAATTGCCGTCGGGGCGTCAGCGGGAGAGAAGTTCTCCGTGATTGCAAGGAAGAATGCGTTGACAATCGTGCTGACATCAGCAACCGTCGTGTTTTCCGCGACAGAAGCGGCGAACTGCGCGGCAATGGCGTTAATGTCGCCCAGCGTAGAACCCTCAGATACAGACTGGGCAAACTGCGCTGTGATAGCCGGGGTGTCGTTCAGGTTGGCGTTCTCGGTGATGGACTGGCCGAAAGTGGACTGCTGGGCGCTGGCGTCGGCCACCTCAATGATGTCCTCTTGCCGGGTTTGCAGTGCAGCAAAAAATGGCACCAAGATGTCCGCCATGTCCACGTTCTCTGTAACCGACTGGGCAAACTGGGCTGCGATGACGGGGGTATCGTTTAAATTAGAGTTCTCGCTAATCGACTGAAGGTAGGCCGATAGCTGCGTGCTGGCGTCGTTGGAGTTCAGGTTCTCGTTGATGGTGCCAAAGAACAGCCCCGCTCCGGTGATCTCAATCTCGCTCTCGGTGATGGCCTCGCTGATGGACTGAAGGAACGCAGACAACTGAGTACTAGCGTCGGCAGCAGACACGGCCTCCGTCACGGACTCGGAAAAGCTTGCCCCTGCCAGTGAGGCAAATGAGGTCTGGGCGAAGCTTGCAATTCCGAACATGTTTACGCCAGCGCGGCCTCCACAATGCTTTTCAGCTCAACGACATCAACCGCAGCATCCATGTCTGTTTGAATCCCTGCGTACTTAGCCCTAATGACGGCCCGTGCAGCTTCAGCCGCAGCAGCTTCGCTGGGGATTGTCGCCTTGATGTCTAGGGGTGCGAACTCTGCCGCCCGCGCAGCACGGCGCATATCGTGGGCAATGGCCTTAGCTTTGTTTAGGTTGACGGAGATCATGCGTACTCCCAAGCGTTGCGGAACAGTCGGTCGGTCGGAATGTCAGCGACATCCACGATCTTGTAAGATCGAGGCGTAGAAGATACAACAACGCCATCCTGCATTACAACGACAGCAGGCACATCCTTGGCTGCGATCTCTTCAATCGTCAGGCCGCACTCGGCTGCTGGAATGATGACGGCCACGCCGCCATCGTCGGTGGGGTAAATGATGCGTTGGTTCATGGTTTACCTTTAGCGGAAGACTGCGACTGAAATAAGAGATTGGTCAGCGTTTGCATTAGTGCTACCGTTCTTTGAAAACACTCTCTGTGCAGTTGTCGATTTGCTACTAACGGAAACTTCTAGCAACCCAGACGCAACATCATTTCCGTTAGAACCGACAGCCGCATAATTTACATCCGCTATCGCAGTCGTGAAGTTCACAGTGTAGTCACCCACACCGTTGTCCGTGATGCTCGACACGTTACCTGAAGCACGAATTGCCACAGTACCCGTGCCGTTGAAGTTAACCCAAGCGCGGCAACCGTAGGCAGTGGCAGATGATCCATAACCAGAGTTAAATGCAAACACGCCGGACGAATTGAAGCTGGCGACATCTGCCGTCGTAGCCCCGGAGTTGCCCACCCCCAGCCGCACCGTGCCGTCAGGGGTACTGGGCTGATACAGCGTGAAGTTGTTGGTGGCTGTGACCGACTGGCCTACCTGCACGTTGTTGGTTTTTAAAGTGCTCATGTTTGTCCTTTAACGGAAAAAAGTAGCACAAACTCTTGTTGGATCAATTGTGGCAGATGTTTCATAGCAATAGATTTGACACGCTGATGCAGAATATGTGTGGTTTGCAAACGCACTTACAATAGTCTGGTTACCACCGCTATTATTATCACAAGCCCATCCAGCAACAGAATATGTGTCGTCAGGCATTGCGGTCGTAAAGTTTATGGTGTAGTTACCAGTCCCGTTATCCGTAATGCTAGACACGTTCCCACTGCCATTTATCGTCACAGTGCCAGTGCCGTTGAATTTCACCCAAGCCCTACAGCCATACGCCACAGCATCCGAGCCATACCCCGAGTTCATCAGCAAGTTGTTGCTGCCGTTTTGAATCACCGCCGTCCCGGTAGTCGTGGGCAACGTGAGCGTCAGGTTACTCGCCGTACTCGGCTCTTGCAGAGTGACGCTGCCGCCGCCGGAGGAGTTTAGTTTCAGGCTCATGCTGCGCCCTTCGGGTATTTGTCTTTCACCGCTTGCAGTTGCGCCGCCATTTCAGAGGGGAACACCCCAGCTTTAAACAACGCATCAAGTTGGTCACCAATCGGCGGGTACTCTGCGGCGCGTTGGGCTTTGTAGGCGTTGGGGTTGACCCATGCAGCAACAACAGCTTCATCAATTACAACCTTATTACCTTGTGCATCTCTTGCGCCAGCGCCATCGTCAATCGTGACCACAGTGGGATACAACGCATAAATTGCTTGGTGGTTCATCCTGCAATCTCCATAAGTGTAATAGTTGAAGCCCCGTATGACCCATCATTAGTACCGGCGTATGTTCTATTAATATAAGTTGTAGTTATTGATCGGCTATCAGCATACAACTCAACTTGGTAAGTAGTAGAGGAAGTTGTTGATGGAGAATCTAAATAGATAAAAGGTGCTGTGAAAATACCACCATTATCACCGCCAGAAAAACTTGTTGACGCACCAAAAGAGCCGGGTGAGCCTGTGCCATATGTGCCTAAATTTAACTGCGTTGCCCCTCTTTTAACACCATAACCTCGTCCGTAATTATTACCGCCGCCACCAATACTTAACTGCACCATAACTAAAATCTTACTAGAAGTGCTTACTGGTGTTATAGAAGCCGCCATCCCCGTAATATCTACCCATGAGCCTTTGGTGGTAGTGCTGAACACATCTACTTTATTTACGCTAACAACCTGCAACACCGACCCCGCAGGAAGGTCAGAAGTGGTCACAGCCCCAGCTTGAACTGCCGAGACACCGGTGGTTCCGTCAATAGTTACAGGCATATCACACCACCGTCCATGTTGAGCCAGAGGGAACCGTCACTACTGCGCTTGCGTCAATGCTGACCGGGCCGAACGTACCGGCGTTGCTGCCAGCGGGGATGCTGTAGCTCGTGGTCACCGTCTGGCCGTTCTCGATAAAGATGTTGTCATTGCCACCGCCCGTAGCCCCGCCACCCACAGCAGACCAAGCAGTCCCGTTGTAGCCCTCAAACTTGATGGTCGTGGTGTTAAACCGGAAGCCACCCTGTACAGGCGTGGGGCGCTCACCTGTCGTACCTACAGCGGGGACAAACTGGCCCGTGCTGCCAACAGTCAGCGTACCAGACGTTGGGTTAATGGCGTTGACTGCAATCGTGCTCATGCTTGTGCTCCTTTCAGCGCGGCGACATCTGCTTGCAGCGCGGCGATGAGGGCTTGTTGCTCTTGGATGGCTGCGGTCAGCGTGGCGACGAGGAAGCTGGTGTCGATGCCTTGATAGACGGGCTTGCCGTCAGCATCCACGGCGTCTTTTTCACCCGTCACGCAGTCAGGCACCACGGCTTGCAGTTCGTGGGCGATGAAGCCTTCACCGTCGCTGTCGTCTGCGTTCCATTTGTAGGTGCAGGGCTTAAGCAGCGCGACCTTCGCCAGAGCGCCGGTCATAGGCGCAATGTCATGTTTTAGGCGGTAGTCGGAGGAGGTGTTGTAAGCGGTTGCAGACCCGGTTACCGAAATTGAGCCTACCTGAGAAGTTCCTTTCCAGATAGAAACAATCGCTCCATCTGATCCAGATCGTTGCAATGCAAGCGGATCAGTACTGGCCGAAGAAATAGTGCAGACTGTGCCCTGCCAAGTAAATCCCGATGTGGTTGAAGATGAAAAGTTTGCAGTCGTTGTTCGACCCACCAGCAGATTCCCGCTGGAGTCGATACGGGCGCGTTCGGCACCGGCACTGCCACTATTTGTCTCAAAACTAATGTATGACGGGACATTGGAACCGGTAACCGTTCCAGTGGCGTACATAAAAATGCCGCCTGCGTATGTCCATGCTGAGTTTGCGTTCCGGCCAGAACATTGAAGGCTGAATAATTCATCGCCGGATGAAACAACAGAAGGCGATGCCGCAGTTCCTCTAGCCCTCCATGTTTCTATACGAGGGGCGTCATACGTTTGAGCTGACGAATAAGCAAATAACTGTAAACCCCCCCGAGAGGCTTCTATAAGATTCCTTATGCTCCCGCCCTGCACATCCAATTTGTATGCTGGCGAACTCGTCCCAATCCCCAAGTTCCCCGAGCTATCAAACCGCGCCACCTCCGCGCCGCCTTCAGCAAACGCAATAGTGTCTGCGGCGGGGAAGAACATCCCGGTGTTGGAATCTGCGCCCTGGACAGCAGGCGTGCCGGCGCTTCCATCGACGCCTGCGATGCCCGTGCTTCCGTTAATTGTTACAGCCATATCAAACCACCGTCCATGTTGAGCCAGAAGAAACCGTCACCGTGATGCCGCTATTAACAGAAACCGGCCCCGCGCTCATCCCATTGTCCGTGGCGGCAATCGTGTAATCAGCCGCAATCGCCTGCGTATTCACAAAAATGCCGTTGCTGGCGCGGGGCACTGTGGCGCTGAACTCACCCGTGCTGGGCTTGTAGAGCAGCTTGGCGTTGCTGGTAAATATCGTTGTAGGTGTGCCGGAGGTGGCTGAGGCAAACAGCGGAAAAAGGTTACTAGCCGTGCTAGTGTCGTTAGACAACGATGCGCCAGCAACAATCGGTGCCCAGGAAGTATTCGTGCCGTCTGTCGTCAGATACTCGCCTGAATTGCCCGTTTGACTAGGCGCAAGTGCATTAAATGCAGTATTCGCAGTCGTTTGACCCGTGCCGCCATTGGCAATCGGCAGCGTGCCCGTGACCTGGGTGGTCAGATCAACACCAGAAAGTGTGCCACCTAGTGTCAGGTTGCCCGACGAGGTGACCGTGCCCGACAGGCTAATGCCGTTGACCGTGCCCGTACCGCCCACGCTCGTGACCGTACCCACATACTGATCGTTTGAGGTGATCGTAAAGTTGGGGTAGGTGCCCGTGACAGCCGTCGTGCCCGCACCCGTCAACGCCACCGTCTGATCGGGAGCCGAGTTTGTAATGGTGAAACTGGGATACGTCCCGCTGGTGTTGATCCCCGTACCAGCAGTCAGGCTCACCGTTTGATCCGGGGCACTGTTCGTAATCACACCTGTCGCGCTGCTATAACTGATCCCAGTCCCAGCGCTAACCGAGGCCCGCGCCCTTGTGTCGGTATAGTAGAGGTTCGTACCCTCGTTGATGTTGGTCGTCGTCAGACTAACCGCACCCGTCTGCCCGTTGACCGAGGTCACCAAGTTCGACTGGTCGATCTTTTGCCAGACCGTGCCGTTGAACATCAACCAGTCGCCAATCTGCCAATCGGTAATGCCGTCTAGGTTGGTCGAGCCTGCCGTGGCCACAATGTAGTAGTAGCCGTTCACGCCCACGCCAGAGGCCAGCGTCGGAGTGTTGGTGCTAGCGTTCCAAGTGCCTTGGTACGACAGGCCACCCGCCACAGAGGCCCACGACACTATCGTGCCGTTGGTGGTCAGGAACTTACCCGCGTTGCCCGTCTGGCTGGGGTAGATGTTATTGATCTGGGTCTGGAGCGAGGCCAGTGTGTCGAGCACCGTCTGGCTCGTGCCACCACCATTGGTGATGACCTTGATCTTCTCAGCCAAGTCAGGGGCCACTACCTCGCCCACGTTGATCGTGCGGCCCGAGGACAGGCTAATGATCAGCGAGCCATCAAAGTCAATGTGCGCGTCGGTGACCGAGACACCGTCTACACCATCAATACCGTTGCGCCCGTCTAGACCCCTGTCGCCTTTGTCGCCTTTTGCGCCGTCTTTTCCGTTGCGCCCATCTTTACCATTTTTGCCATCTATACCATCGCGTCCGTCCTGGCCATCCTTGATGCTGGCGACGCGCTTCTCAATGGCTTTGCCCGTCTCGTCATACCGCGCCCGAATGTCGGCCTCCATTTTTTTAAGCGCTTGGAGAACCAAATTGACATTGGCTGCAATCTTTTGCTTTTGGAGTTCTTTGCTTTCGGCAATCGATTTGTGAATCGACTCTAGCGCCGCCAGCTTGTCGTCATCAGACATTGAATCGAGATCAATCATTTCAGTGCTCCCGACAGTTGGTCAAGGAACTCGTTCTCAACAGAGCGCAAATTTTCTTGCTTATTTGCCATCTGCAACTCAACGATCTTGGACTTGTTCTTGATGTCTGCTTCCTTGAGCATCAACTCAGCAATCTTGACTCGTTTATCAAACTCTTTGCCTTCGTTGTCGTTGGGTAGATTCTTCGTTAGCGCCGCCATGCTCTTGGCTTGCGATTCTTGCGGCATCAGCTGCGTCTCGGTCATCAGCTTGGCAGCTTCTGCCCGATTCTGCTCGGCCTGCGTCGTCTGCACCGCAATCTGAGCCTGCGCCGCTTGCAAGGCCAGTTGCTGCTGCATCTGTTGGAGTTGCTGGGCCTCTGGGTTTGGCTGGCTCATCTGGTCAAGCGCTGCGATCAACTCGTAGCGGTTGGTCAGGCTCGAATTGTTCAAGATGCCCTTCAAGATCAGCGGCAACACAGGCGTATTCGGCCCCAGCGTCTGCAAGAGACCAATGAACTGCTGCTGCTCGTACTCGCGTGCAATGATGCCCAAGGTCGCCGTCGGGATAAAGCGCATATCCACCGACGGATACCGCTCGGGGTCGAACTGCATGAACCGAAACGCCGCCTTCTGGATGAACGGGATCAGGAAGTCTTCCTGGAAGTTCACCAGCGTGCGCTTGTACTTCTTGATGATGGTCGCCACCGCCATGCTCATGCCAGCGCCGTCCCGGTTGCCTTGGCTGACCATGCCCTGGCTGTCCATCGTGCCGGTGGCTTGCAACAACATCCGCTCAAACTCTTTGGCTGTGGACAAGTTGTTCAGACTCGTCTCGCCAAACTTGAACGGGTACAAAATCTCAGCAGGGTTGCCGTTAACCAAGAACGCCTTGCCCGGTTTGACCTCAAACTTCGCACCCCGAGGCAATCGCGTTGCATCCAGACCCA